TAATCTAAAAAGAGACTTCTAGCCTCTATCTCCTGTTTTAATTCTTCTTGAAACGTTGTGTTTAATTTCTCTAACACACTATCTAAATCTCTAACTAGGGACTGAGCAATATCTGGTTCGTACTCGTTACTTGCTCTTGTTAATGTTTGTACTATTTTTGCCATTATAAACTTGCAATGCCTCCTCTAGCTCCATGAAAAGATTTACCAAAACTTGCACTTCCACCAGGTCTATCACTTCTATCATTTCTATCACTTCTATCATTACTCCCAGAAATATCTTTCATAGTAGGTGGTGTATAAGTAGGTGCAGAATATTGTTCTATAAATTTATCTGTTTTATCAAAATCATTAGTTATTTGATCTTGTATTTCTTGATCTAATTTATCTAATCTATCTTTAGGCATTGTGTCTTTATATTTATCTCTATATTTTTGTAATTGTTTTCCATAATCATTAGTTCCAAACATAGATTTAACGTTCTGACCACTTAACACAGAGTTACCTGTATATTGTCCTAACCCACTACCAGGATTTTTTCCTATGTAACCTCTACCTAAAGCATAATCTATTTGACCTTGAAGTTCAGGGTTATAATTACGTGAACCTGGTCTTGTTGGATCATATGCTCTACCTAACATTAAAGCTCCACCCATTAAAAGTCCCGGTCCTACCATACTACTCATTTTTCCACTCATTAAACTTTTTATACCTTTATTAATTCCCGCTCTTTTAAACATGTTCATAGGATTTAAATTCATACCACCTAAACTAATTGCGTACCTAGGGTTTTCTGGTTGTTTATCTATACCTAACATTTTTGCAGCAACGTCATAAGCATAACCTCTATCAAGTAGTGATTTTAATAAAGCTTCCATTATCGTCTTCCTCCAGTTTGTATATCTAATCTAAAAGTTCCTAGTTTCCAACTAGTATCTACTGCAGTGTTGGATATTGTAAGAGCTATTGATCTAGCTCTAGCTCTTGTGTCTACTTTTGTAGTGCTTGATGTAATCGTAAACGGTCCAAGCGATGAACTAGCTGCCGCATCACTAGGATAGTTTCTTAAATCTAATTGTATAATTGTGTTTCCATTTTGATTAATAAAGTCTGGAATAATTCTACTTACTCTCATAATATTTTCTCCATCACCTCTAAGGTCACCTAAGTTTGTTGCAGCTCCTCTAACAACTTTTTGCGTAATATCATAATCACCAGAAGTAATATCTGCTGGAATAGCTGTGGTGACACCAAGTCTTATTTGGTTTAAACCTGTTTCATGTTCATAGTAATATGAAATACCATCGGTATTACCAGTTACATCAAAAGAAGTATCAGTGCCTGCATCATATTGTGTTGCGTGCGGTAAACCAAATACAGCAGAATCTTGCCAAGTTGTTCTAGTAAATAATGTACTATCGTTTGTAAACCAAATAGGACGTTTAGCTGTTGAATCTAAATAACTATAGGTAACCGATCTAGTGTTAACATTAGAAGCAGCTGTAGGATAGAACCAAGTAATTTCACCAAACAAGTTATTAATACCACAATAAATAAATTGATTAGATGTAGTGTTAAGATTATCATAAACAAAATCTTCAACTAAACAATCCATTGATTCTAGCTTACCAGTAAATCTAAAAAATCCATTGTCAGACATCCAATACGCAGCACCGTCAACTTCAACAGCTGCATTTTTACCTATTAATCCACAGTTAGTTCCAACCTGTTCATAAGCAAATGTAAAAGGAGTTCCAACAAATCTCATTGTAAATAAAGATGTATCACTCCAAATGTAAATTGCATTTCTACCAAGTGTTGCACCAATGATCCGTGATCCGGAGGCCAGTCTTTGTGTACCAGCACTATTGATTGCTGTAGGTTGATAGTCATTTATATTTTCTTGAGATGAAAATCTTATAAACATATCATCTTGAGTAGACTTATCTCCAATAGTTGTTTCAGTACCAAAAAATACTAAGTGACGATCGGGAGTAGATACTAACATATCACGTGACGCTGTTGGTGCACCCGATATAATAGTAGCTCTAGTTCCTGTTGCATTAGTTAAATTAGAATCCCATTCAAAACACTCACCATTAAATATTAAAGCAATCAAAGTACTACCTAAATTATCCAAAGACCATAGACCAGGTTCAGCTACAGTGTCTGTGTCAGCTGATGATTGACCCCAACCAGAAAAACTACTGTGATTGGTAACGGTAGCTCCTGTGTTGTGAAGGGCATTGGTTGTTCCTCTAACGTTTCTAGTTATCCCTGTTAAAGTATTTGTTGCTGTGTTAACTCCCGTATAAGAAATTTCTTCTGTACCTACTTGTATAAAATTAGTTCCCGTTGTTGGAAAATTTAATACAGATGTTAAAATAATACTAGTTCCAGTTCCACCTGTCCCTGCTGAGTTAGCAGATAATGCTCCATTCAAAGTTGTTGTTTGAGGCGCAGTTACTGTCCCACCATATTGTGATATACCCCATCCAAAAACACCAACTTGTTCTGCTGGACCCACGTGAAAGTATTGAAAAAAAGTAATACCTCCAGAAGTAGTAGCACCAGATCCAGTTTCATTACCAGGCATTGTAATAGTAATTGAATTATTACTAGGTACACTTGATACCATAAATTTTTTATCAGCAAAATCTGCTGCACTAAAATTAGAATTAGTAATAGCAGAAAAAGTTGAGACGTCTCCAAATAAAATAATATCACCTTCTTGAAAAGTTGTTGTACCAGAAAAAGTTATGGTCACGGTAGGTGATCCATTAGTCGTGCTAAATGCACTGGTAATAGCTGTACCGGATGGATTAACTAAAGGATGTATGTCGTAGTATACTTCTCCTGAGTATGCGTATAAAATTCTATTGGTTCCAATAATAGCATATTTAATACCTGCTTTATTAACCATGTGATGTAGACCTCGAGCAGCACCAGTTAATTTACTGTCTCCTAATTGATTCCAGCCACCTATTTTTTCTGGTGTACCATACCTAAAACGTACATTAGTGCCGCCGGTCCATTGCGACTCGGCTCCGGTAGATGTAACTTGTTTATTAAATCCTGGTAAAAATCCTAGTTTTTGTAACATATAAAATCCTTATAAAGGAGACAGTAGGTATGGTGGATTACTGTCTCCATTATAGGGATATATCATCGTTTAAACCAAGATGGAAGTCCTAAATGTAGACGTTTGTCAAACATATTATCTTTTGAGCCTGAAGTTTTTCTATTGTTATAATGAAGAAATACTTGAACGCATTCCTTACCTCTAAATTTATTTCGCCAATGTTCTAGTTCGCAACCAGAATAGACTAGCATGTCTCCTGATTTTAAATTAACTTGTATTCCTTTTAACCCTTCTTTTCCAGAAGGTTCTAAATAGATTGGCCAATCATCACCAGCAAGATTCATAGTAGTTGATATCTCACAACTAAATCTATCTTTGTGTCTTTTAAGTTCATCACCTTTTTTATAGATTCTTGCATAAGTATAAGCTGGATATAATTTTAATCCTGTAGCCTCTTCCATTTTAGGTTGGCATTTTAACATTAAAGTTTCCATAGCAATATTAGAATATTGACTATATGTATTTGGTATTTGACCATCAGTTGGTTCGTATTCACCTATAATATTTTCAAAAGGTGAAATGTATCTAGCGTTTCTACAAGTATCATAGACTTGTTTTTGCATCATAAAATAGTTTGCAACAAAACTAGCCAAGTCTTTTGATATAGCTTGACGAATAACTGTATACTTTTTCTTTTTAAACATCTTTTGCCATCTCTTTTGGCACTGCTTGTATGTTCCAATGTATAAATCTAAAAGGTTCAATACCATAATCCATTGAAAACTCATGTTCTAGATATCCTGGAAATATAATTAACGTTCCTGGTTGAGGTTTAAAATGAACAAGCTCATTTCCATTAAGAATTTTTTTTAAATTAGTTTTCATTTTTAATTTAGTAGATCGTGCTCCTGTTCTTGGTTCGTGAAATACAGGATAAGATGTTTTTTCATTTGCTTTTAGAAAGTAAAAACCAGATACGTGTTGGTTCCAATGAATGTGTGCTGAATTATGTCCACCTCCTTTTTTAGCAAACTCTTGTACCCACATCTCACTAAACATAGTTGTGTATTGTTGCATATCAAAACCTTGGTGATCTAAATATTCCCAAGATTTTTGACCAATGTAATTTCTAAAATCTATAAAATCATTGTCAGCTGTAAGAGATGTTGAATGATATGATCTTCCAAAGTCACCAAACTTTTTTATATGTGCTTTAGCTTCTGAAAAATTTCTAGCAGCTTTAATATATTTGTTAGATGCTTTAGTTAATGA